ACACTACTGAGAAGTGGTGTAAAGAGCGAGCGATTTATAATGCTCTAATGGAGTCTGTCCAAATTGCAGATGGTCAGGACAAGACTCGTAATCAGGATGCAATTCCGTCAATTATGTCGGACGCACTTAGTGTGTGCTTTGATGACCATGTAGGACACGATTACTTAGAGGATTCAGAGTCAAGATATGACTTCTATCATAGAAAAGAAGAAAAGATCCCATTCGATCTCGACTTCTTCAACAAAATTACAAAAGGTGGGTTACCTAATAAGACTCTCAATATCGCACTTGCTGGTACAGGTGTCGGCAAGAGTCTATTCATGTGCCACGTCGCTAGTGCCTGCCTCTTGCAAGGGAGGAACGTTCTCTACATTACACTTGAAATGGCAGAGGAGAAGATTGCTGAGCGAATTGATGCCAACCTCCTCGACGTCCCGATTCAACAACTAAGTGATCCCTTATTCAGTAAGGGTAAGTATCAATCTAAGATAGAGAAGTTGTCAGAGAAGACACAGGGTCGCCTTGTTATCAAGGAGTATCCCACTGCATCTGCACATGTTAACCACTTCAAGTCTCTACTCAATGAGTTGTCATTGAAGAAAGGTTTTCATCCTGACATTATCTTTGTTGACTATCTTAATATCTGTGCATCGTCACGATATAAAAACAACATTGTGAATTCCTATACCTATGTCAAATCAGTCGCTGAAGAGTTACGAGGACTCGCAGGAGAATTCAAAGTCCCGATCGTGTCCGCTACGCAAACCACTCGCTCAGGTTACGGTAATAGTGACGTGGAGCTTACTGATACTAGCGAGTCTTTCGGTCTGCCTGCAACTGCTGATCTTATGTTTGCACTTATTGCAACTGAAGATCTAGAGGCAATGAATCAGATCATGGTCAAGCAGTTGAAGAATAGATACAATGATCCTACAGTCAACAAACGTTTTGTGTTAGGTATTGACAGAGCGAAGATGAGGCTGTATGATTGTGAGCAGTCTGCTCAAGACAATATTCTTGATAGTAATCAAGAAGAATTTACTACCGATACCAAATCTAAATTCCAAGGTTTTAAAATATGAAAGTCAACCAAGGCGGTTTTGCCCCTAGTCCTGAGACTGGAAGTGGAGACGACATCCAACAGACAGCAGAAAAGTTTTCTAACGCTGCAACGGACGCTGCAGAAAACTTTGAAGCAGCAGCAAAAGAAGCAGCAGCAGAAGCACCTAAGACTCCTGAGGACGTTATCAACGATAACCGTTTTAACACTGCCTACAAGAGTAAGAAGAAAGCAAAGCAGAAGATGGATGAAGCTGCTTCCAAGAAGCAGACGAAGGAAGGACCTGTCAAGATTAACTTTGATAGGTATGCTGAATTCGTAGAGGGCACATGCTCCAACCCTAGTAAAGACTACAATGTCTTTAAGGCAAGGATGGATGACTTGACCAAACAAGGTTGTAATATTAATCGTCTTGACACTGCTGCCTCAGGAATGTCTGCAGAAGGCGGTGAGTTTATGGAAATTGTGAAGAAACTAAAGTATCAAGGTAAACCATGGAATGAGGACACTAAAGATCACCTTATCAAAGAGTTGGGTGACATTCTTTGGTATGCTCAGAATGCATGTGCTGCCCTTGATCTCCGTATGGATGAGGTTATCTATATCAATACTCTTAAACTAGCAGCACGCTACCCTAAAATGAAATTTGATGAGTACTATTCCGAAAACAGGAAACCAGGTGATATCTAACGTGGGTAAGGTGTGGAAGTATAGTTTAGGTAGTTTTAGTGATGATAAAACTAAAAACTATGACAACTATGTTGCTATCGTACGCACTATCATTTTCGTTTCTTATCTGGTTACTAATTGTTTTATCATTTCTGGTGTCGTAAGACACTGGAATAACGTGCCTAACGATGATCCTAAATATAAGGTGATACCTGCGAAGGAGTATGGCACAGAAAAAGGACAACGAACCTTTACTTGATGAGGATAACAAACCCATCAAGATTAATGCTGGCTTTCAATATGAATTGGATCTCATCAAGAAGTTGAGAGGCAAAGGGTTTAATGTATCTGATCCTGCAGGAGCAGACAGTGCCAAGGCAGACTTGGAATTGACACCCACATATAAGTCACAGGTAATTAAGTTTGAGTTAAAGGAGAAGTTGTCTGCCGACTTCGCTCAAATGAATTTTGATTTTGATACTGGGTCAATGCAGTTTACCATTGACAAGAATAAAGCATCTGCTCAGAAAGAAGCAGCAAGGACAATGATTGGTATTGCTGAGTCCTATAATATTATTAAGGAAGCAAACTCTCATTGGAAACCTAAAAGAAATATACCTGCTAAGTTTACGTTAGGAGATAGTGCAACACTCGCACAACGTAAGTCAGCACACTCACTAGATCTTAAGAGATTCCCAGATAAGTTTCTAGCAGAGGGTCAGTCAGCAGCAAGAGAGGTAGAGAAATATTACAACTCAAAGAATACTTATTATATACAGGTCAAAGGAAAGGGACTATATTATATGGGGAGAGACGTTGAGGGATATGGATGCCCACAATTCTCTACCTCTGTAGGAAAAAGCAGTATCAGAATTCGTATCAAGACTAACTCTAAGTCGAATGCGAGGTGGTCGTTTCTGATGGCACTCAAGATTTCTGGACTAAGAAAGAGCAGCATGGATCTAGATGGCGACACGGATTTCCTGCTCAGGCCAGGTTTATAAGTGGCACACTACATCCCCACACCACATCGTAACCTAGTATAATAAAGACATGGCAAAAAACACCCACCTAGAGCACCTTGAAGATGATATCTTTAATCAAGGATCAGTAGGTGCTAAGAATGCGGTCAACTTTCTAGAGTCTCTTCGTGACATGCTTACAGCAGGGTCAGGTGGTGGCAATACAAAGGTGACTGTTAAATGGGATGGTGCACCTGCTGTGATCTGCGGTAAAGACCCACAGACAGGTCAGTTTTTTGTTGGCACAAAGTCAGTCTTTAATAAGACGACACCAAAAATAGGTTACAATGAAGAATTCATCGACTTCCACTACGAAGGTGCTATCAATGGCATCCTCAAACAATGCTACAGGGAGTTATCAAAACTTCCCATCGAGGGTATCCTCCAAGGTGATCTCCTCTATACTTCTACCCCTCCTCTTGTTACCATTAGTGGCAAGCGAGGTTATAGATTTAAACCAAATACAATCACTTACCTTGTAGATCAGAAGAGTGAGATGGGTGCCAAGGTTTCAAAGTCTAAACTTGGTATCGTATTTCACACACGCTACACTGGTGGTGATATAAGTAGTTTGTCTGCATCATTTGGTGCAGATGTATCAAAGTTGCAAGGTGTTAAAGACATCGCTGTATTCTCCTCTACCTTTCAAAATGTGAATGGTATTGCTAATCTATCAATTAGTGAGAAGAATCAGATCAACAATACTATTAGGCAAGCAAAGAGTAACCTAAGGTCTGGTGCTAAGTTTCTAGACTTAATTGTGCAGGACAAAGGCAGCATGTCTCCTGCTTCTCTGTTTAAGATCTACTTTAACCAAGTCATTCGTGCAGGAAAGATCCCTCCTACCGCTCAAGGTATGGCAAAGGGGTTTGAAACCTTCCTAAATGACAGGTATAAGAAGGAAATTATCAAGAAGAAGACTGAAAAGACTCAGCAGGCATGGGAGAAACGTCGTGCAGACTCTGTTGCATTCCTAAATAGTAACAAGACATCATTATTTGCTGCTCTATCTGGTTTCCGTAACCTTATGGATGCAAAGAATATGATTATAAATAAACTCAAAAAGATTGAAGGTGTTGGCACCTTCCTCGAAGACGAGTCGGGTTATCGTGTAACAAGTCCAGAAGGATTCGTTGCTATCAAAGATGGCACCGCTCTTAAACTCGTTGATAGACTGGAATTCAGTCGTGCTAACTTCACTGTTGCTAAAGATTGGGGCTAAATGCGATTTCTAGATTTCATAAAAGAAGCAAAAGAAACTAAGACAAAGAAACCCTCGCCATCTGCTAAGGGTCAATCTTCTAGTGCAAAGAAACAACAACCAGATGACCCCCACGTTGCAATTACTTTTGGCAGGTTTAA